ATGCTTCCAACCTTTCAGAGTTGGAATAGCATTTGGACACCAGCCTGGGGCTTTAATCATTTACATTTTTCCTTCGGGTTTATCAGCTACTTTATCACCTTGCTTGTTATCACCAGGGCGAAGTGGTGCAGCTTTCATTGGGTTAGCTAAAGCAGATGCATTCTTTTTGATTGCTACTGCGATATCAACTTTATCACCTTGTTTCTTATCATCACTTTTTTCGTGATCATCAACAAAGTCTTTTGAAGATTTTGAATCCTTAGCATCAATCTCTTCAGGTTTTTCTGCATCTTTCTTAGGAGCCATTGCTTTTTCTAAGATACGTGCATATACTGGCCATTTTGGTTCTGCCATTTCATTACCTTCCTTTACACCTGCAGCAAGAGGTCTTGCACTCACGGGTTTTGTTGCCCTAAGTTTACTAATACCTGCTTTGGCTTTATTCAAACGATTTCTATCATTTCTTTTCTTTGTCATTTTCTTTAGCTTTGCTTGAGCAGCATCAGCTCTGCCAGAAACAGAAAATCTATTAACAGCTTTCTTTACACCTTTACCTGCAAGGCTAGCTGCACCTTTGGCTAGTGTGCCGAGGATCTCATCTAGTTGCTCATTATCCATTGATTCTGATAGAGAATCCAAATCTTCGATAGACATAGCTTCAAGTTGTTTAAATGTATATGACTCATTCTTTTCCATTTTGGGTTCTTCTTTACCCTTGCCAGGATTCATCACAGCTGTATCATCTTTTGATTTAGCTTCTTTTTCAGATGGACAATCCTTAGAATGGTTTTCCATAGAACCTTCACATTTAGGACAAGGCGTTGTTTTATCTTCAGCTTCATCCATTTTCTTAGAGATAGCTTTACGACGTTTATGTAGATACTTATCTGATGAATCTGTATCGCCATCATTATCAATATCTGTGTCATCACGATCTTTATGCTTGCCTTTTAGTTCCTTTTTATCGACAGGATCCATGGCTTCTTTTGATTCTTTCTTTTTATCCCAAGGTGCCTTAGGTAATGTTACTGCAGCTTTACCTGCAGGTGTTGCCGCAGACGCTTTAGATAGGGCCTTTTGGTTAGTCATTTTTTTATTTTCGTTGACTTCAGCATATCTAGCCGCCAACTTTGACATTATGTCGCTCATTTGTGTCTCCTTACATCCAAAGTTGAGCTGCGATTGCACTCCCGATAGCAACGATTGCTACCCAGAATAGTTTATTTATAGTATGTACGGTGCGAGCATTATCGTCACACTTCTTTTCAATATTATCCAATTTAGTTGAGAATTTATTCATTCGTTCCCATGAACGTTCTCTATATTCGTTATAAGCATCCATCTTTTCTTCGAATCGAGCCAAAGATATTAAGACTTCACTCATCTTATCCATCTTTTCTTCGATTCTGTCGAGGCGTTTCTTCCAGTCTACATCTGCCATAACTTAACACTTCCATCTTCTGAGCGACATAGCCTTACGAGTAGGTCTCCCTTTTTCGTCTTTCATAGGACCTTTCATTCCGCCCATACGTGCACAGAATGATTTCCTACGGCCAGCTGCTTTACTACCAGCTTTTGCTTTACCTGTAACTGGAGCCTTTAAGTTGCTACCAGTTTTTCTATTAATAGCATCTCTGCCTTTTTGAGTGAGACCAGCACCTTTTTCTGTAGCTCTGTAATGGCCTTTGCCATCAGCTCCACGTCCTTCAGTGAATCTCTTAAAACTTTTCATTCTACATAACCCTTGTCACCAGGCTTCTTGTTATGATTAAAAACTTTCTTACCAAGTGGTGTTAGATTGCCTTTTTTATCATACATTTGATTAACAAGTTGCTTTTCTTTTGCAGTTAATTCAGTAATAGGTTCAACACTCTCACTTGTGCTTTGAGCATGTTTAATCTGAGCATCTGTAGGTGCGCCTTTAGCACCTTTCTTTCTCATCTTTTCTCCACGTGCTTTCTTAGCAGCAATGTTTGCCCAAAGGCCATTGCCTTCTTTGACTTCTTTCCAGCCCATCTGAAGGTATGTTCTTAGCTCTTGCTTGTTAACCATTCTCTCGCCTTTACCACTCTTGGCGATTTTAATGTTACGCTTTTCATCAAGCTCAGTTTCTTCTTTAGATAGTGTCTTTACTTTACCTTTATGTAAATGACGAACAACTTTCTTGCCGTCTTTATCTTTAAGGGTAACAATATGACCACCTGTAGGGTGTGGCTTACGAGATACCATAGTCAGTGCTTCATCTATATTAACTGAAACAGATTCATTAAGCCTAGCATCATTCCATAATTTTAAAGCTTGTTTATACTTTGGATTCTTTAGGTCTTGCTTTAACCTATCTAACATGTATTGCATAGGAGTCGAGAGCCTTTTGCCCTTTTCATCAAAAACCATTTGCTGAATCATGCGAACAGTTGGTTCTTCAAGTTTATTTATTTTTACGAATTTCATGTATGTAGCAAACTTACCTGGATCAACTTTGTGGCCAAAGTAATTTTTTTCATTTATCGGTTCTGCCGATTCCATAATTTTACCTGCATCTTTTCCTAAAATATCTTTTAATTCAAATCTTAGATCAGCAACTGAATCATTACCAAGGTTATTTTTATTAGAAGTTTTAGTGTTCCATCTATCCATCATCTTTGGATCAAAATCGTCTAATGTATGAAAGAACATATTTAGAAGGTTTCTGTAGGCTTTCTGTTTTTCAGGAGCCACCGATGTTCTCATCTTTTTTAATTCTTTATGTGCCTTAAACCAAGCAAGCTTGCTCTTATAGTTACTTTTATTAAGAATACCTTCATTTACGGATTCAGAAGTGATACCAGTTTGCTTTCTAAAAGATGCTAAATCTTTTCCAGCTGCATCTTTTCTTTTCTTAGCTGCTGCTGCATCTTTTTCGTTGTCTGAATGCATCTTATTAGTGTCGATGCCTTTTTTCTTTAATAGTTGATTGAACCTAGCACGTCCAAATGCTTCTCTTTGTTTACCCATTTTTATAAATCCGTATCGTGATTAAGTTTTTTACCTGATTTCTTTTTAACAATATATGCATTTACTCTTGCATGACCCCATTGTTGAGGAGTGGTCCCAGGACGATGGCCAGTTTTCCAAGCAGCTACGCCTCTATTATAAATCTTTTTAAGTTTGCCTACACTGTATCCAGACTTTGCAGCTTTGTCCGCAAGAGACTTGCCAGCATCTTCACTAATATATTGGCTAAATTTTAACATTAATCATCTCCGAACATTTGCTTAAATCTTTTTGTATACTTACTAGGCTTAGTTTTAGCTTTTTTATCACCAGGTGCCGGTGTGTAAGCACTTTTATCATCATCAGCTTTCTTAGCATTCTTTTTAAAGTGAGCATCACGTGCAACCTTAGTTGACTTCTTGAGCCCTTTATGATAATTGACTGGCTGAGAACCTTTGCGATCACCAATATCAGGATCTTCTGCATTCTTCTTTTCATTTTGGCCAGGTGTAGTTTTCTTAATATATTTTACTGAAGCATCTGTACCATAGTCATACTTAGCTTCTTCGACAATCTTTTCTACTGAATCTAACCATTGACGTGTCTTACGATCAGCTGTCTCTACGATTACATAGTTAGCACCTAACATTGTAATAGTACCAACTTCATCAGTTTTCTTAATAATAACCTCATCACCTTCTCTGAATAACTCACCAGCAACAAAGGCTTCACGCTCTTTTGATACTGAAGCAAGTTCAACATGATTTTTAAATGATGCTTCTTCCTTAATATTCATACCAGTTCTAATGCTATTAAATAGTTTCTTAGCATCACTGTTAGATATTGCTCTAGGTAAACCTTGACCAAATGAAGTAAAGTCATTTGCTTTAGCTGCAGCTCTCATCTTAGATGCAGACATACCAGAGACACCCTCAGCATCAGGGTCTCTTTCTCCAGCGGATAATACTGTAATTTTCTCAAAGTTATAGAACCCGTGACGAGCTTTACTACCATTATATTTATTTAATAGAATATCAAACTCACGTATACGATCTGAACCAACAACCATAACAAGCTGTTTAAAGCCTTCATTATATAAAGCAACTGCCACATCCATGGCAGACTTAACTTTCTTATTAATAAGAATTTGTCTTGCATGTTTAGGAAACATCTTCCTTGCAATCTTAATCTTATCCATATACATTAGAGGATTCTTTGACTTGTCTTGAGATTGTGATAGGTATACACGATATGGATTTCTTCCAGCTTTAGCTGCTAGTGAATTCAATAACTTTTCATGACCAATCGTAGGAGGATTCATTCGTCCGAACGTAAAGTAAACGGACCTTTCCTCTTCAACTAGATACTGACTAAAACTTGGGACGCTCATTATTTACCACGTTTCCTTGCGATTTCTTTTTTGCGAACATCTTTAATTAATCTTTTTGCTATTCGATTAATACGTGGTTTCATCTTATCTAAGCGTTTTTCCATTTCGGCTTTACGAGCATTAGTTAGATCACCTTTTCCAATACCCTTAGTAATCTTACGAACCATCTGGTTTCTTGCTGCTCTTTGAGCACGCTTCTTTAACACGCCGTGACTTGCTATTTTATTTGCGGCTTTTTTGCGACCAATAGCTAACTTAGCTTTGTTCTTGCGAAGACTAATAGCCTTTTTTCTTCGCTGCATAATAGATAGCGCTTCGTCAACGCCTGAGCCTTCTTCTAAGAATGTCTTAAAATTCTTCATTTATTTACCTGCCTTTTCCCATCCTTTAACAACATTGGGTGAAAAGTTGTTGTATGAAAACTCCATACGATCAACGATTTTCACTGCATCACCACCAAGTTTGTCGATTGCAACATAGCCTTCTGCCCCAACGGTTTTAAATCCGTTTTTAGTTTTAACAAAAGCCTTAGTCATACTCAACTGGTTAAGTCTATTTATAAGTTTTAATTTAGCAAGTACCATTAACTTTTGTAATTCAAACATTTTTATTAGATTTGCTTTATTCTTATCTGAAAAGAATTCAAGTGTCGCACTTAACTTATCTCGTTGAGTGGTTTTACCTCTCTCCGACTTTCTTTTGTTAATTTCTTTACCAAACCTAAGTTTGATCCAACGTATAAGCATGGCAGTATGCCGTGATGTATCCTTGACAATCTGTCCTTTTCTAACATACTTATTGTTGAACTGTTCGATGAGTTGTGCAAGGTCTTGCTTTGATTCAAGTTCTTTGAGTGTGCTACTGGAGATTTGGTTGAATAGCTTACCGCACTCACTGAGGTACTTATTAACTTCATCTGTTTCCTTCTTTGACATAGTAAACTTTGTCATATCTCTTAGCATGGCGTCTTGTGACCAGACATTCTTTGTAGACTTGAAAGCAGACACGTTGACTCCGTAACTAGCTTTAAGGGAGGCAAAGTCGTTACCTGTATATGTGGTATGCCATACGACACCAATTTTGGCTGCTTTAATGGCTTTTGCTGATTCACTTGCCACAGGGACAGCATAAACAATAGTATTAGGATGGAAAGTGAGATACGCTTCACGATTAATTTTTTCCTTCTTTACATCTCCAGAGCTAAACAAAAAGTCGCCCTGTACAATACCTTTAATACCTAATGCAGGCAAATATCTAAGAGCCTCTTTGAGCTTAACAGCTAGGTCTCCACTTGTGTCTTCATCTACATCAGCTTTAGTTTTGTATACCTTAGGGTTCTTATTAAAGATACCTTTCTTAGCAACAAAGAATTTACCATCACGGGGATCTGTACCAGCAAAGATAGCAGGTGCTCCATCCCATTTTACTGATACACTACCAGCGTGTTTACCACCTAGCATATCTCGCATATCTCTTAGGGCGAAGATAGCTTCACGAGTACCCTTAACACCACCATAGAGAACCTTATCCTCGATGTGTGTCATGTGAGTATTCTTTTGCTCAGTAAGTGTTTCTTTAAATGTTATCATACTTGGATTATACCATATTTGTTTTAATAAGTAAAGTGTTAAGTTCGGCTATCCCAAAAAGATTTGCTCATCTCACCTCTGGTTCTATTAGTATCGCCTACTTTACGAACCTCAACATATACTTCTGTACCATTTTTAAATTGTCTAATACCATTAGTTTGTTTTTGCCACAGTGGTCGAAGAGGGCTACCTACACCAGGATCTGCTGGTGCGTTATTGTATTGCCAACCTGTATTATTTGTTATTGCTACCCAAGCCATTAAACTGTTCCTTTAAATTTTCTGCCTTGAATTGGCATGATTACTATTCTAGTACCTTTTACTCCAGCATCACTACGATCACCTTTATAGATAGCTGATAACACAGGCTCAAATCCTAAATCGTCAACCTTATCTCCGTTATAATGGATATGGTTAGATTGGAATTCGTATGCTCTACCTTTCTTAACCAGCTTTACTGGTCCTTGAATAAGGATAGAAGTATTCTGTCGCCCTAGTGCTCTACCATATTGGTTACCATATACACTTAGATTTTTTAATTTCTTATCTTTAATCTTGCGATATAAAGAAGTGGCACGTGGTAAGCCATCTGGATATTGTGTTTTTAAATCATTAATAAATGCTTGTACTTCTTTATGATTGTGAATTGTAGGTTCTGATCTCTTTGAGATACCGCCCCATTGTTGGAAGTCTTTTGGACCTTTACCATCTTTATGAGAAATCCAAACACATTCTTTACCATCAACATCAATTAAATGGAAGTCAGACTTTGGTACACCAGGTGTTGTCTCAGTAGCTGCAACATTATAAATCTTTTTACCAACTTTTATAGGAACATAACCCATAGCTGTTTTAGTACGAATATCATTTAATTGTTTACGCAAGCTTGCAAGTTCAGCATCTTCTTTAGCTGTACCAGATCCAGCACCCTTACCACCAAACTCTGCAGTTTTTCCAAGTGCACTAATTCTATAAGTTTTACCATCATCACCGGTTAGACGAACATCTCTGAGTGTAGCTTGATTCCCTTTAGCTACAACTGCAGCTACCTTTGGCTCATATTTAAAGGTAACTTTACTACTACCTTTTGCTAATTCAAATGTGCGTTCTTTCTTATCCTTTGATTTATACTTGCGAAGAAATACCTCAATACGCCATTTGTATTTTACCATTTCTTTTGGAGATAAAGAAGCCATTTCTGTTATAAACCCTTTAAATGTTTTCATACTCTTTTCCAGATATTATTTGCTAGTATTTATAATAAAAAAAAGCCACCCGAAGGTGGCTCAGTTAAGGGAGAAAGTTAATATTATACGAGTTGTCGGATATAAATCCTATCACCAATAAGATCAGTAATATACCTATAGGCATATCCATCATCTTTTAGAGACCTATTCATGTTATCAACCATTTTTCCAATGGTGACTGCATCGTCGTTAGTTGCTTTAACGGCAACTAACTCAGCATCATTATTATCATTTACAAGTTGCATGATATATCTCCTTAGGCAGCCAGAGCAAACTTGACTGCTTGCTCTGCTGCTTTTACTTTACGAAGCTGGTTCTGTCCAAACCACTGGCTGTGCAATCTATTCTCTGCATTGCGACCCTGTAAGTGATCTGTAACATAAGTAACAGAATTAAATGCCTGCCACCATGAGCCTTCACCATACTGTGCTCCAGGTTGTGTTTCTAAGTTATCTAAACATAACTGAGCTGTACGAGACATTTCCTCTTTAGCTTTTACTTCAGAAACCTTATTAGGTGTGTGAGTATGAGGGAACACATTGTTATAGTAGTTCAACAAATCTTCAACTTTAAACTTACGTGATCCAAGGA